TCCACTTCCGTGGTTGTTGTAACTTCCGGCTCTGGTTCTGGCTCTGTAGTAGTTGTGACTTCAGGTTCAGGTTCGGTAGTAGTTGTGGGTTCTGGCTCTGGTTCGGTAGTAGTTGTGGGTTCTGGCTCTGGTTCGGTAGTAGTTGTAGTACTGGTCGTGGTAGTTACGGCGGTTGTTTCAGAAACCTCATTACTCCAACCTGAATAAACCGAGACAGAATCATTGTCGGCACGAACCTTAAATTGATAGGTGGTTCCTGGTTCTAGATTTTCAACAACTGCAGATGTGTCCGTAGATGAGATTGCCCAGCCAGAAACCCAATTGTCATTGGAGAAAAAAATGGCATATCTCTCCACTTGGATATTTGACTGTTCCGGAGCGTTCCACGACAAATAAACTTTATTTTCATTACTGGATGTGACTATTAGGTTTTCTGGACTATTTAAATACGGGGCGATAGTTGTAGTGGTAGTGCTAGTGGTGGTTGTGCTGGTACTGGTTGTGGATGGGGTGTTGGTCGGCGTTAAGTCTGATTCGACTACGTAAGATGTTCCATACCACCTCGTAGGGTCCCCGCAGCAAACGCCCGTACGGATGCGATAGGTCCCAGTTGCTTGTACGTTATAAGAGATGTATGAATCAAGACCGTAAAAGTCGTCGTTTGAAGCCAATTCCGTATTATTACTGTCATACAGCCATAGCTGGCTGTCAATACCGTATTGCTGAGCGTAGGTTCTTACGGTAAATGTAGTTCCGGCTTGCAGCTCATAATAATAGTCATTGGCGCCATCGGTTGTTAGAGTGCTGGCCTTTAATGGGCTCGAAAAAAAAGAAACAACCGAAAAAATCAAAATAGGTATTATCGCCCATGTGCTGGGTCGTGGTCTTATATATCTGTTGCCAATTCTCAATCCCTGTCCTCTCCCGACAGAAACAATTTTACAGCATGCTATTTATAATGTGTGCAATTAAATATCCCTCTTGGGAATGTTTCTTTGTTCAATAGGGCTCAGTCTGCCTTTATGCTGAACATCTATGTCTTTTCTGACCCACGTCATCCCGTATGGCGTGTCTAGATTCTCAACTCCAACTCTAATCATCAGGCGTTCCGCCATTGATTGAAACGAAGGGTCGTCACTTAAATTGAGATACGAGTTATGAAACCACGGAAGGTCATAAAAAGCTGGAGAATTAACAAGAAGACACCCGGCCGTAGTCCAGTGCTCTTCAATTGGGGGGCTTTCGCTTATTACTTTTCCAGACAAACAATAAGCCCCAACATTTGCCCCAACAAGAGGTCTGTCTACTTCAAGCATTTTTTCAATAATCTCTACTGTTAGCTGTATGTCTGAGTCGACATATAGGATTGCTTGATAATTAACTACCCCAATGTTCCTTTCGGCGCAGTCTTCTCCCCAGTGGTGACCAGAGGTGACCCTATGTCTTTGAGCAAATTCTCGGATTAGGTTACGACCAGTTTCTATGCGAATCCATCTATTGCCGGACGTGACTTCTGCCTGCATGTCGTTTATCGAGTAGGTCCAGTAGTCGCCATTGACTTCGCGAAGTGCAGCAACGACTTCGTGGAATGGTTCAACGCCGCGCACATCTGTCTCAAGTGCGGCAAACCATTTAACGTTTGGAAACTTTTCGATGATTTGAGCCCTGTTTGAAAGCCAGTCCAAGTGTTCTCTAGCCTCGCACTTCCATGGGACTAGAGGGGTTCCGATGACAAAATGCTTGCTGTAATCTATTGATTTTAATACCGAGGAAATATGAGGTGCTGGTTCCGGATTTTTTAACTTCGATACAAAATCTGAACAAACTCCAGCATATTGAATCTCCCATCCTGGAGTTAGTTCTGACCAGTTTGCTTCAGGCATCACCTTTATACATTTTGCAGAGGTGTATTTTTTTCCCGGATAGGACCACACATATCCCGTGCTTGTTAGTGTGTAATCGTCTACGTTATGAAAAAAACAATTCAAACCATTTCTCATAGCAAAACTTAATGCGTCAGTGTTTTTGCAATGAACCCATATTTGGGTTGTTCTGTCAACCAGCCACTCGGCTGGGACTTGGTACTGGGGCCAGTCATGGCCAAGAAATATTCCAGATTCATTAATCCATAAATCAACCTCAACATCAAAGCCTTGCGCTATTGCTTGCTCAATGTAGTCTGGCTGATTTTCAAATTCAGGATTAGGCCCGTTAAGGTTTCCGCGATGTGATATGTAAATCATTTTTCAACCTGAATCCATATCCAGTTTCTGTGATTGTCTCCAGGACCGGTATCTCTGATATCTGACTTGTAGTTGGTATACCCAATCTCGTCAACGAGGTCCTTTTGTATATCTGCTTCTTCTGTAATGCTTACATCTGCATGCCCGTTAGTGCTTGCCGCATCAAATATGTCATCGAAATATCCAGCAGTAGGAATTCCGTCCTTGCCCCCGTGTCCCATTTGGAAGCAAAGCTTTCCTCCTGGCTTTAGGACTCGATAAATATCTTTAAGAATATTAAATCTAATCTCGTGAGAACAAATATGCTGAAAGCAAATAACAGCGAAAACAACGTCATAAGTGTTTTCTTCTATCATTGACAAATTGTCACCACTTGTGACATAAAGGTTTGAGTTAAAGATATTGTTATGTTCTAGGTTTATCTTTGCTTTATCAATATTAATATCGGAGATGTCTACTCCGTCTATTCTTGCAAAACGGTCAGAAAACTTCACAAGGTTTCGTCCTGGACCACATCCATATTCAAGAGCAACTAAACCGTTTGTATCAAAGTCCTTAAACAAAACTGTGTCATAGTCTGACCAGTTATTGTGGGCATCGTACGAACCAACTACAGGGTCTCTGAAAGACAGCGACCACTGACTCGCATATTCGTCATAATACTTATTTTGCATGGATAGGTAGTCCGTTTTTGTTTTTTTCACTTGTGGTTCTCCAGATAGTAATTAAGGTCTTCCGGTGTTCCGATTCCCCACATCTCGGAAACTTCTTTAATTCGTATTTTCTTTCCGTCTTGAATTGCTTCATTAAAGACAGGGCAAACATAGAACTCGTTATTGGTTCTTATGTTTTTTTCAATCATTTGATTTGCGTATTTAACGTAGTCCGAGCCATGCTTCCAGTAGTAAACTCCCACTGTGGCGTTGTCCGATATTGGATTTTTTTCAGCAACCTCGTCAACAAAGCCATCTTCCCCTATTTTTGCATAAGACCACTTGGGGTGAGTTGCCTTGAACGTAAGTATTCCGCCATCAATTTCGTCCGCATCAAACGCATATAGACATTCATTACTGTTCCACTCAATCAACTGGTCAGAGTTCGCCATAAGAAGAGGGGCGTCATTGTCTATGAGTCCGGATGCAAGAAGTGTCGTGCATGCTGCGCCCTCCGTCAATCCATCAACAATAACTATTTCACATCCCGGCTTAATGATACCTAGTACCTGTTTGAGGTTGTATTTTTCGTAATGCTCTCTCTGTACAAGAAAAATGAAATGGGCATCAACGTTGAGGTTGTCGACTACTACCTGAATCATTGGTTTGCCGTGAACCTCAATAAGTGGCTTAGGGAACGTATATCCAGCCTGGGAGAACCGAGAACCAGCCCCAGCCATTGGAATTAGAACATTCATCTTCTCGTTCTTCCACGCGACATTGGTTCTCTGGCTTGCATTAATTTCTGACGCCATTCGTAATAATCTTTCTTTATCTAGGCTATATGAGTCTTTTATCGCATAGAGGTGAGCCCCAGAAGCGGTAGCTCCCTCTCTACCTATGTGCGAGTCTTCGACGATAATTGTTGAAGACGGAGTGGCGCTGCAGTTAATCATGCACTGCCAGTACATCTCTGGATGAGGCTTGTGGTGCTTCACGTCCTCGTTGCTCATGATATGGCTAACCATATGGAGCACCCCGATTGCATTGAGGGCGGTAATCACTGTTTCACGAATTGCATTGCTAGCAACCGCTATTTTCCACCCGTCTGCTTTTAGGGTTTGCATAATATCTATAGCGTTTGCGTTTCTGGGTAACAAACTCAATATCTCAACTGTTGACTTCTGTTTGTTTTCCCATATCTCTGAATGGAAATCTTCTGGAAGTCCCTTCATGGAGGTAAGCATTTCTAGTTTTTTTGTAGTTCCAAGTCCATCAAAGGTAGATAAATGTTCACTGCGAGAGATAACGAACTCTTCTCCAACCAGAGATAGGGCTTTATTTAGCGATTCGTAATGAACATCGCGTGAATCTATAAGCACTCCATCTAGGTCAAATATAATCAGTTTTTGACTTTTCATTGGGATTCCGGGCCGGCATGTCTATGCCATTTATTGTGTCTAACAACGCTTCCACCATTACATTTCATGACGTACTTGTTACGCACCCTCATAGACCATTCGACATCTTCTTCTTCATTCCAACCCCGAGACTCATCAAGAGGCTCTTCTTGTAGAACGTGTTTTTTAACTATAAAGAATCCGCCAGAGATATACATGTATTGGGTTTGCGACCAGTCGTCGTAGTTGAGTGACCATGCTCTACCGTGGTCTGGCTTATCCCAAAGAGACCAATCCATCGGGTTTCTGGCTCCGGTAATCAAATACTGAGGGCATGAACATATTTCCCAGTCTGTACCAAAAGATTTAAAATTCACATACCAGTCTTTATCAAAAACGTGATAGTCATGCATTAATACAATATTTTCGTATTTTGCTTCAGCGGCAAGAATGTTCTTTTTTCTTGTTATCCATTTAGATTTTTGTGATTCGTCAAAATCGATTACCCTCAAGTCTTCGGCGGAATTAGAAAATTCATTGCCACCCCCGCCAATCAAGAGAATTTCATATTCGGGAATGGACAAATTCCTTATTGAATTAATTATTTCATCAAGTCTTTGACGGTCTTCAAATCCCGTAACTATCCCAAAAGTCCACCGAATATCATTCACGGCTAAATATTGTCCTTGATGAACTTCATCGTTGCGTCCCAGTCATCACCACGAGCATCCATGGAAAAATCTTTTGCAATCTCGTAATTTTTGTCAGCTTCGTTTCGTCTCGCGGTGACGTCAATTAGTTGGTCTAAATGGTGCATCCATTCGTCTTTTGTGTTTGCAATTCGACCTACTCCCTTGTCTGCTAAATATTGATATTCGGGAGAATATGAAGAAACAAAGGGAATGCCGGCCGCCACATACTCAAGACCCTTGATGAAGGATTTTGCGTGATTGAATTCAATATTATTCAAAGGAACAATTCCAATATCAATTTGTTTAAATAAATTGGGGTATTGGTAAATTGGGGCCATGGATGTAATTTTAGAATACTTTTCATCAATTCCTAAAAGCTCATGTGCCAGCGGCGCACTTGGGTTGTGTCCAGAATGTTGAAAAAAAAGTTTTCTGCTTTGAATGTATTTGCCCATAAACTTATTGAGCTGCTCAAGGTCGTTGGAGCGCCAATGAGTTGCTCCGACCCATCCGATACGAGGACGTTTGTTAACTGTTATTTGCTTTCGCGTCCATCGATGAAGGTCGATGCCGTTGCGCACCATGAAAACGTTGTTGCGTTTTTTGCTGTAATATTCAAACAGAAACGGCGTTGACGTGATTATGGCGTCGGCAGCCATAATTATCTGTGCGTATATCTCTCTATTTGAATCTGGGTTAGTTTTTGGGTCAGTTGCCGCATAAGCCCTATTCGATTCCGACAGCCCGTCGTGCCAGTCGTCAACATCTACGACGATTTTTTGCCCCATTGCTTGAGCCTTAAATACTGATTCGAGTACTTCTTTCTGCATTAAAAGCTTCAGGACAATAATGTCCCATCCGTGGACGGACCGACCGTCTTCTGTGAGCATCCCAAATCCGCGTTGGTCGTTGTATCCCGGGAATCCAACAGCACTAAACCACCCTCTTTTGTTTAGTTCATCAGAAGGGAGCTTGCATCTGTACCATGCGCACCCATTCGGCTGTAGAGGGTCTGTGCCCCAACACCAATCATGGGTGAGGAATGCAATCGTTGGTTTTTGGGTTCGGCGTTTCATATAGGTCTTGACTCAGACTAATAAAAAACGGTCACACGACCCCGTCAAGAAATATTGAGAATTTAATCATGTTTTCAAACAGAGATATCATCAAGCGGTTCAAATACTTGGCCATATTTGAGTGATATTTAATCTACAATCAATAGTGAAACTGCTTTTTGGGAGGCTCTAGGCGCGATGTTGGCAGGAAATTATAACTTAACGTGTCAACAGGGCTCAACCTTTACTCGATTAATAGAAATTGAGCAGCCCGACCTCACAACTGACCCGACCGGGAACACATTTGAGCCTTATAATTTGTCCGGATTTACGGCCAGAATGCAGGTACGTAGAACCATAGACTCGGCAAGCGTCTTACTGCACCTCACTACGGCAAACGGGGCACTGACAATCAACCCTTCAGGGGTCGCCACAAATCAAATATATATTAACGTCAGTGCTTCGGTTACGGCTTCGGTCGAGACCAGCGGCGTCTATGACCTAGAGATAGTTAGCACGACAGGAACTGTCACTAGGGTTCTCCAGGGGGAGTTTAACTTAAGTCCCGAAGTGACACGATGAGTAATGTCCCTAATAATGTAATCGTCAATCAGGATGCTCCGAATCAGGTTGTTGTCAACCAATCGGCTCCAAATAATGTCATTATTAACGAGGATTCCACCAATCAAGTAATCGTCAATCAGGATGCTCCGAATCAGGTTGTCGTCAGATTATCGGCTCCTGCTTCCGCAAACAGTAGACGACATGTCCACACTCAGGAGCAAGCCTCGTCAACATGGACCATTGCGCATACTCTTGGCGGTAGGCCGTCGGTAACCGTTGTCGATTCTGCTGGGACTGTGGTCTACGGTGAGGTACAATATTTATCAGACACTCAGGTTTCAGTGCTATTTAGTGCTGGATTTTCAGGGTACGCATACCTTACATAAGGACTCACTATGGCTCAGAAGTTTCTTACAAATATTGACCTCAATAAAAATGCGGTAGTTAACGCCAGTTTTGAGGTCCTTACTACCGACCCCTCAACCGAGCTTTTTGATGGCCGGATGTACTTCAATAGTGTCGATGGTGTCATTAAAATCTACGATTCAACTGCCGCTGCGTGGCGAAAAGTCGTTGCTGGCATTGGTGCGGCTGCTGGCGTAATTGCCGCAGGCACTCATGCGACAGCCCTAACTATAACTGATTCTGGTGGGCAAATTTCAATTACCCCAAACCTTGCAACTTCTGCAAGTGCTGGTCTTTTCTCTGCAACGGATTTCACCAAACTTGCCGACGCTACCGCAGATGCAACTGCATCCAAGTTGGTTATGCGTGATGCAAGCGGTCAGGCTAAAATCGCCACCCCTACAGATGCAGCACATATTGCCACCAAGGGGTATGTTGATGCCGCCCGTCAGGGCTTGGACGTAAAGCAATCGGTCAGAGTTGCCTCTGCTACTCCAGTAGCAATCGCCAACGGTCTTGAAGCCGGCGACACAATTGATGGAGTGACGCTTGCCGAGGGCGACCGAGTCCTTCTTATGGGCCAAACCTCTGCATCAGAGAACGGAATTTATGTTGCCGTCGCTTCTGGTGCTGCTTCTCGCTCGTCTGACGCAAATGGTACGGCCGATACCGGCGAACTCAAGCCAGGAACATTCACTTTCGTTGAAGAAGGTACTGACAACTCCGACAAGGGATTTGTTGTCTCGACTAACGGAACCATCACTGTCGGCTCTACTGCTATTGCTTTCACGCAGTTCTCCGGCGCAGGCTCGTTTACAGCAGGTAATGGTCTTTCCCAGAGCGGAAACACAATCAATGTCAACGTCACCTCTAACAGAACAGCAATTACCGAAGATGCGATTGACATTTCAGCCAACTATGTTGGTCAGTCTTCAATCACGACACTTGGCATAATTGGTACAGGAACGTGGCAAGGCAATGTCATTGCTGGTCAGTACGGTGGTACTGGAGTAGCCAACACCGGCAAAACCATCACTTTGGGTGGAAACCTCACCACCTCTGGAGCACACGCTACTACGCTCACCACGACCGGCACTACGGGCGTAACTCTACCCACAACGGGAACCCTCTCTACCTTAGATGGTACTGAGACCCTTACCAACAAAACGCTCACTGCTCCAGCACTGGGAACGCCTGTATCGGGAGTTCTCACTAACGCAACTGGACTCCCATTAACAACTGGCGTCACTGGAACGCTTCCTATTGCCAATGGTGGTACTAACGCAACTTCTGCAGCAGATGCCCGAGCGAATCTTGGTATCAAGACATCCGCTGGCGCCGCAACCACAGGCACTCCAGTGCTCGCTCGAATTGCCGACCAAGCTTGTGCTGCAACTATTGGTTCAACCTCAGTTACGACCGTCGAACATAAGTTCAATACAAAGAATGTTATTGTTCAGGTTTATCAAGTGTCTACTGGTGAAACAGTCAGCTGTGACGTCGTTCGTTCCACCGTTGATGCGGTCGTAGTAACAATTAACGGAAGCACCATCGGTGCGGACGATTTCCATATTGTTGTAACAGGCTAAGAAACCATAAGAACTACTCCAGAAAACAGAGGAAAACTATGAAAATCACAGCAGAACACAAAGCTATGGCAGCATCTTACGCACGAAGCGTGCTTGGAGCAGCAGTCGCAACATATGCGGCTACTAGCGACATTAAACTTGCCGCTAATGCTCTCTGGGCAGCAGCGTTGCCTGTTATTCTTCGTTACTTGAATCCAAAAGATAAGGCTTTCGGCAAGAAAGCTTAATTAATCGGCCCTGAGGGGCTCGACATAAGAGACGACTGAGGTCATGGCTCAAAAATTTGTAACCCCAATCACGATTAAACAGCTATCTTCTGCTGGCTCTGATGGGTTGACGATTTATGTAGACGCAGATTCTTATGCAAGACTTCAAATCCAAGGTGGCGGTCGACTCGTCTGGGGTGACGGTTCAAGTGCTGGCGATGTAAATCTATATCGCGATGAAGCGAATGTTCTCAAAACTGACGATACCTTCAAGGTTCCGGTTTTGTTCATTGATGGCATTGAAGTAGATACTTCTGGCGCTCAATCTGGCCAAATTCTCCGTTTTGACGGTGCCAAGTTCGTTCCATATACGGGTGATGCAGGCCCTACGGGTCCTACGGGTGTAACTGGAGCGACAGGACCTACTGGAGTAACGGGAAGTACTGGAAGCACTGGAGCCACTGGACCAACAGGGACAACTGGCGCTACAGGAAACACCGGACCCACTGGCCCAACGGGAGTTGGAGCAACCGGCACTACTGGCCCAGCAGGTGATACAGGTGCAACTGGACCAACTGGCATAACTGGTGCAACAGGAACTACTGGAAGCACCGGAACCACTGGAGCGACGGGCCCTACTGGCATAACTGGCGCAACTGGAGCCAATGGGAACAATGGGGCTACGGGCGCGACGGGCGCGACGGGCGCTACAGGTCCTACAGGAGCGACTGGCACGACAGGAAGCACTGGAGCAACGGGCGCTACTGGCGTTAGTGCTTTGTGGAATTTTACGGGAGCGTACAATATTGGCTCTTCTTATGCGGTTGGTGATATTGCTACATACGAAGGGGAAACCTGGTATCGCATCAACTCAAATGGAGGAAATACTGGAGATACCCCATCAGAGGGTACGTTTTGGACTCTCATTGCAGAAATTGGTGCCACTGGCCCCACTGGTACTGCTGGTCAAGCAGGCGCCACGGGCACTACGGGCGCGACTGGTCCTACTGGAGTAACGGGGACTACAGGCGCGACGGGCATAACGGGCGCAACAGGCACGACTGGTGCTACGGGCCCCACTGGAACTACTGGTGACGTAGGTGCAACGGGTACAACAGGCGCTACTGGCATCACTGGCGCTACAGGGCCTACGGGCGTTACTGGAACTGCTGGCGCAACTGGACCCACAGGAATCACTGGCCCGACTGGTGTAACAGGCGATACAGGTGCAACAGGAATCACTGGTGCGACAGGACCAACTGGAGTAACTGGAGCGACGGGCGTTGGGGCGACGGGAGCGACAGGCACAACAGGTCCGACCGGCGTAACGGGACCGGCAGGAAACTTTGGCGGAATCACCCTCGACTATACGTTCAGCACAAACACGGCAGCAACCGACCCAGGCGCTGGGTTCTTGAAGTTCAACAACGTAGATACAAGTCTCGCAACTGTTCTCTACATTGATGATTTGTCCGACGGCTCAACTGATGTCCAATCATTCTTGCGGACCATTGATGATTCAACGAGCACCATCAAGGGTCACTTTAGAATCTCCAACAAACTTGACTCAAATGATTTTGCGCTATTCACGATTTCTTCTACTACGGAAGAAACTGGATATTTCACCGTTGACTGCGCATATGTTTCTGGTCCGTCAACATCGTTCAGTAATAACGAAGATGTAATTATCACATTCGCTCGCACTGGTGACGTAGGTACGACTGGTGCAACAGGAACTACTGGCGCAACCGGACCTACGGGCGTTACGGGAACGACGGGCGCCACTGGACCGACTGGAGTAACAGGCGCAACGGGTATAACAGGCGCAACGGGGACCACTGGTACCACTGGAGCGACAGGCCCTACTGGAATTACTGGAACCACAGGTGACACAGGACCCACCGGAGTTACGGGAGCAACTGGAACCACGGGAGCAACCGGTCCTACAGGAATTACCGGAACCACGGGCACAACGGGAGCGACTGGCGCTACTGGTCCAACGGGAGTCACGGGCACTACTGGCGACACGGGTGCAACCGGACCGACTGGTGTTACTGGGGCAACTGGCATCACAGGAACTACGGGTGCAACCGGACCAACAGGAATGGCTGGACCTACCGGTACGACTGGCGCGACGGGTTCAACGGGAAATACGGGGGCTACTGGGCCAACTGGCATAACCGGAACCACGGGCGACACGGGCGCCACTGGACCGACAGGAGTAACGGGAGCGACAGGTCCTACGGGAACCACAGGAACAACAGGAGCGACCGGCGATACGGGCCCGACTGGACCAACTGGTATTACAGGAACCACTGGCACTACTGGCGCAACTGGTCCGACGGGTGTTACAGGAGCAACTGGTGACACGGGAGCAACCGGACCTACAGGTATAACT